GGCCGCTTCACACTCAGAACAATGAAACTTTTTTTGGCGCGTCTAGGGTAGCTCCCGAAAGCGATAAGCCTAATCGTTGGCGCGCCTTTAATATTAGGCAATACCGAAAGGCAAAGGTATGAGATATGTCAAAAAGAAAAGTGCCCGGAGCATGGGTTAATAGCTCCGAGGCTGATGCTATAGCAAAATTTTATTCGGAAGGGCATACAACAAGAGAAACGATGGAGCGCTTTGGCGTCAATAAGGGCCAAATCGCAAACCTTCGTAAAGCCAGAGGATTGTCAAACGGAAGGACGTTTTTAAAAGGTGCAACGATTGAAAACGACAACCGCACTAAAGAGGCAAAACAACGGCTCATTAAACATCTGAATGAAAAAGGATTTGAGTATATAAGCGGATACACAAATAAAGGCGGAAACGTAACAATAAAATGCTGCAAGTGCGGAACAATATACGAACGATCCGCAAGCCATGCGTCAAAAGGCAATCTCGTTTGTGTTGAGTGCCAGAAGGCGGAAACACAACACAGAAATGAAAAAATCAAAAAGCAGCATCAAGAAGAAAGCCAGTTAAGACGGGAACAAAACAGAAAAAGAATAGAGGCCGAACGGATGAAATTGAATCCGCTCGGTCTTTCTGATTATCAACTTGAGCGTGAGAAAAAGCTGGACGAGTTTTTTGCCTGCAGGATTTGCGGTAAAAAATATACACCGCGCCAGTATATATTATCGTGCGGCGGAAAAGTATATTCAAATCCGGGATATTGCTCTATTGAATGTAAAACAATATCAAATAAAACAAAGGTAAAAGAAAGCCACAGAGGGCGACGGGACAGTCACCGATATAGAGCGAGGAAATACGGCTGCGAGTACGATTCATCCGTAACTTTGTCAAAACTTATTAAACGCAACGGTTTGCATTGCGCAATTTGCGGCGGCTTGTGTGATCTGAACGATCGCAGCTGGTCAAAACATTGTGGCCCGATGTATCCGAGCATCGATCATATTATACCAATGTCAAAAGGTGGCGGTCACATCTGGAGCAATGTCCAAATTGCTCACATTATCTGTAATTCAGAAAAAGGGGCAGAGGTGAGGTGATTGTCATGACAGAACAAGAAAAAACAATTTCAAAGATCGAGCAATCAATGCGGATCTGGATTACGAGATGGCTCCCGGATTACGAAAACATGGAACCGTCACAGCTTGCCACGACGACGCAAGGCGACTTGATTGCAAAAGCAAATCCAGCGACTCAGGAGATTAGAGCCGCCTTTAAGGATTATTGCTATATTGTAAAAACGCAGAGAGAGCTTGCTGACGGAAATGTTCCTGTTGATAAGGACGAAAAAACTATTGAGTATTTCCGTTCTAAATTGAAGGTGGTCTAATGAAAGGAATAATCGAGCCTCGGATTTTCACGCCGCCTTTGAGAGAATTAACGCCAGAAACATCCCTCGGCTTTTTGTTTATAGAATTTTGTGAGAGTCTCGGACAGCCGTTGCTGTTATGGCAACAATGGCTTAGCATCCATGCTCTTGAAATTGTCGGAGACTATCCACAAGATTGGCATTTTCGTTTTAGGTATGTCGTTGTTCTTGTTTCCCGGCAAAACGGAAAAACATACTGGTTTAAATTGCTCGGCATATTTTTTAATTATGTCCTTGAAACAAAACTGGTAATAGGAACAGCACAAAATCTAGATAAAGCAAACGATACTTTTGAGGAAGCCGTTGATCTAATAGAGTCGACGCCGACGCTCGACAGGCTATTTGATAAGGCATTACGAGGAGCCGGAAAGAGAGAGTATCATCTGAAGACCGGCGAACGGTGGAAAGTCGTTGCGACAAACAGAAGAGGAAGAGGCTGGTCATCTGATCTTATTTTAATGGATGAGATCAGAGAACAAACTGACTGGGAAGGCTGGTCAGCAATTTCAAAGACGATGCTTGCAAGACCGTCGGCGATCCTTGTCGCCGTTTCCAATGCCGGAGATGCCACAAGTGTTGTGCTGCGACATTTACGATTGCAAGCACACGCCCAGTTAGGTGATCCCGATCATGTGGCCCAGAATAGGGGCGGACTTGGCGGCGAAGATGTTGATGATTCTCTTGGATTGTTTGAGTGGTCTTCAACTCCAGATTGCGACATACATGATAAAACAGAATGGGCACGAGCAAATCCGTCTTTAGGATACGGTTTTTTGACAGAACGCGCGCTGCAATCAGCTGTAAACACAGATCCCGAAAAAGTGTTCCGCACGGAATGCCTTTGTCAGTGGGTCGAAACACTCCTTCCTCAGCCATTCCCGGACGGCGCCTGGGATGCCGGAACGGATCCAGCGTCTTTTATAGCACCGGAGTCGGAAATTTATTATGGCATTGATATGTCGGCAGATCGGCGCTGGGTTTCGATCGCTGCCTGTGGACAGAGAGAAGACGGTCATTATCATGTTGAGGTTATCGCCAGAATGCCGGATATCTCGAAGGCGGTCGACTGGTTCCGATCGAGGTCACAGAGAGGCAAAATGAACCTCGCGTTTCAAGGCCGGGGCGCTCCCGTTTCCGGTATGGCGGAGGAAATTTGCACACTGCCTAATATTACCAGATGCGCTCTGGAAGGCCCTGAGCTGACAAACGGATGGGCGCGTTTTTATGACGGAGTCGCTGCTCTTGAACCGGGAACGGTGAAAAGCGGCGCTAAAATATATCACTTGCCGCAGCCGGTTTTAGACACTCCGGCGAAAACGATGCAGTTAAGACAGATGGGCGGAGGAATGGAGCTCCCGGATCGGGTAAAGTCGCCGGATGAGTGCTCTCCGCTGATTGCCTGTTTTGTGGCAATGGCAGCGGCATCACAGAAACAGAAAGAAGATAAGAAAATTTATGAGTCAGCTTACGCACACGGCGCAGAGCTGATTTTTTTGTAGGAGGATCGGCCGATGAGTTTTAAAGAGCGCTGGAACGCCTTATTCCGACCGAATTACATACAGTTTAACATTGGCGGAGACGCTCCGACGGACGTGCTGAATTATTCTGCATCACAGCTATACGCGACACAGGAAAATTTGAGGGCCGTTGTTGATTTTTTGAGCAACAGCATCGCACAGCTTCCGCTGAAAGTCTATGTCCGCAATGAGGAAACCGAACGACAGCGCGACAGGAATTCCGAAGCAGCGCGCCTGTTGTGGAGGCCGAACGGTGACCAGACAGCTTATGAGTTCTTCCGGGGCCTTGCGATTGAATATTTTGTGTATGGCTCGGTGTATTGCTGGGTCTTCCGGGACGCAGACAGCCCGAGCGGCTGGCAGATTCGCCTGATCCCGAGCGGCTGGGTGACGGATTCTGAATATCGGAACGTCTACGCACCGGAGTCGATCCGGGTGCAGACGCAGTCAGGACTCGCGACAGATATTCCGAGGAGCGAGTTCGTGCAGTTCAGAACTTACTCGCCGGGGAATCCTGGCGGATACGTTTCCCCAATCTCGGCGCTCCGGCAGACACTGCAAGAGCAGATTGAAGCCGGGAACTACAGAAAACAGCTCTGGAAATCATCCGGACGATTGAATGCGACGCTGACACGACCGGCGAACGTGCAGCCTTGGGATGATGAGACGAGACGAAAGTTTATTACTGCGTTTCGTGAGGCGTGGGGGCCGGGCGGAAGTAAAGCCGGGTCTATTCCTCTACTGGAAGACGGCATGGAACTGAAGCCGTTTAACTCCAGTTTCAAAGAGTCGCAATGGGCGGAATCGGTGAAACTGTCGAGAGAATCCGTGGCGGCAGCTTACGGCGTCAATCCGTCGCTGATCTGGCACACCGAGACACAGACCTATGCTTCTGCAAAAGACAATGCGCGAGCTCTTTATGCAGAATGTCTCGGCCCTGTTTTGCAGATGTTCCAGCAGAGGATCAACAGCTTTCTGCTGCCGATGATCGGTGCTGATCCGGACACTTATGTCGAGTTCGATCTGACCGAAAAGCTGAAAGGATCCTTTGAGGAACGCGCCAGCATTTTGCAGTCGGCTGTTGGTGGGCCATGGATGACCAGAAACGAGGCCAGAGCAGATAACAACTTGCCTCCTGTTGATGGCGGTGACGATCTGATCGTTCCGCTGAACGTGATCGAAGGCGGACAGGCTTCCCCGACGGATACCCACATGGACGAACAGGAGCCAATGACGATTCAGCACGGCGAGAACTGTTCCTGTCATATACGACTTAAAGACGGCCCGAAACGAATGAGAACCGGCCCGAAACGGGAGGAGAGTGAGCGGATGGCGGAAACGCTCCGCGCGTTTTTCAAACGCCAATCGGAGTCTGTGCTTCCGAAACTGGGAGCAAAGGCGGCGCGATGGTGGGATCAAAAACGGTGGGACGCTGAGCTTGCGGATGACCTCGAGCCGGTTATTGACGATGTTGCTGATTTCCACGGAAAACAGGTCGCGGCGGCGATCGGCGCTGAGTACAACACGGCGGCGACCAGAAAATATCTCCGTCTGGTAGCAGAAGGCAAAGCGGCGGCGATCAATGAGAACACCAGAAAAGAACTGGAACGCGCTTTGGAAGCCGGCGAAGAAGATGAAGAGGATACACCGGCACACGTTTTTGAAGTGCGTTCCGGGGATCATTCCGACACGCTCGGAAAAGCAATCGCTCTGTCAGTCGCCGGATGGGCCTCAACGCATGAAGCACCGGAACAGGCCGCCTATCAGGGCATCGAGCGCCGGGTGGAAAAGGTCTGGATTACTGGAGACAATCCTCGGCCCTCTCACGCACTGATGAATGGTGAAACCGTGCCAATTGACGAGCCGTTTTCAAACGGTGCGTTCTGGCCGGGCGATGATAATTTGTCAGAAGACGAGAGCTGCGGATGTAACTGTCAGACAGAAATTTTGATAACGGAGGGTTAAACATGAAAACGAAACAGTTTTCTGTGAAATACAGAGACGACGGCAACGGAACTATAGAAGGCTACGCCAGTACATGGATCCGCCAGCCGGACAGCTACGGTGATGTCGTGAAAGAAGGCGCTTTTACGGAGTCATTAAAAGAGCGCTGGAACGGCGGAAAAGGAATCCCGATGCTCTGGGCTCACCAGATGAATAATCTCGCGTCCTACATCGGAAAAGCGGACGCAGACGAGGACGAAAAAGGTCTACACTTTGTCGCTGAGTTTGACGGCACGGATGAGGCCCAGAGAGTCAGACAGCTTTATAAAGACGGACGCCTGAGCAAGTTCAGCTTTGCTTACGACGTCCTTGAAGCCGGGCCGACTACTCTTGAAGGTGGAATCAAAGCGACCGAGCTCCAGAAGCTCGACCTTTACGAAATTTCCTGTGTTCTCGTTCCGGCTAATAGCGATGCCGGAGTTCTGGACATCAAAGCCGGACGCAGAAACAGAAAATCCGACGAAGACACAATAAAAGAAATCATTAGCCTTGCCAACTCTTTACTGGATGAGGCTGAAGATACAGACACCGAACCGGAAGGCAATGACGAACCGGACGACAACTCGGAAGAGGAGGATCCAAAGGGAGCAGTTGTGGCGGAGAAGGAACGGCTGTTGCAGTTTATTAAAGGACTTAAAGAGGAGGAAAACTCATGACTTTAAAAGAACAGTTAGCTGAAAAGAAAGCAGCTGTGATGGCTCTGGCGGAACGGATTGAAGCCGAAGACGCAGAAGCGATCAAAGAGGCTGGCGAACTGGAAACAGCTATCAACGAATTAACCGAAAAAATCAAAGCTGCTGAAAAGGCCAGCAATCTGCTGAGCCAGATCGGCATAAAAGCACAGGAGGAAGAAAAAGTGGAAGGAATTAAATCGCTCGATCTTGGATATTTAAAGAGCAACCGTGGTTCTGTACAGACCTACATCAAAGCCGCAACAAGCCCGGTCACAGGCCCGACTATTCCGGTAGTTAGCCAGAGAGTTGCTGAGATCCAGTACAAGCTCGGCGTGAGAGACCTGTTTTCTGAAGAAGCCATCAGCGGAAACAGCTACACCTATTTCCGCATGGGAGCAACGGAACTTCCGGCAAACTTTGATGGAACTACAGCAGAAGGTGCAGAAAAACCGCAGATCCATCCGACTTATACACCTGTAACCGAACCGCTGGTAAAGAAAGCGGCACATCTGAAGGAAACCGATGAACTTTTGAACGATGCTCCGTATCTGGAGAGCGTAGTCAGAGGCCGTGGCGTTTACGAACTCAGAAAAGTCACCGATGCTTATCTGGTTTCCAAACTGCTCGGCACTTCCGGCATTGATGTTACAGTAAACACCGGCATCAGCTTCGACAATCTGCTAAAAGCCAAGATGGCGGTCAACTACAACACCGGATATGATGCGGAGGCAATCATCATTAACCCGGCAGACCTTCAGACTCTGCTTCTTACTAAAGACGGTGGCCAGACTGGTCAGTACCTTATGGGCGGCCCGGCTTATGCTCCTTACGGCAATGGCGCTTATGGCGAATATCTGCCGATCTGGGGTCTTAAAGTCGTGGCAACTTCTGCCATCGCTTCCGGCACTGCGATCGTGGGCGCGTTCAAAACCTGTGCGTCCGTAATCACAAAAGCCAATGAAGGTTTCCGCGTTGAAGTCGCAAACCAGAACGAAGATGATTTCGTGAAGAACATGGTTACCGTTCGCATCGAAGAAAGACTGCTTGAAGCAGTTCGTCTGCCGGGTGGTTTTGCAAAGGTTTATACGGCATAAGGCGGTGACGATATGATGAAGATCTATCGTCTGAATGACCATCTGTTTCAGTTCGAGGAATCTGAAGCTCCGGCAGAAGCTGTTCCTGTTGAAGGGGAGCAGACCGAGACAAAGGAAAAGGTTCCGGCGAACAAAGCAAAGGCAACAAAGAAGAAATGAGGATTAAGCTATGAGCCTGTTGACAAATTGGGGATATACGCTGACGACAGCGGACATGATGCCGAACCTGTTGAGTCAGAGTGAATATGACAAATACACCGGCGGACGTTATTCCGGGGACGAGCGGATTGAATCCAATTTGTCGGCAGTCTCGGCTGCGATCCGAAACTATTGCGGATGGCATTTGTTTCCATCTCAGGAATGCCAATTGAAAACGACTTTCGCTGACAAGCGCGTGACAGTCGTCGGGAACGGGTTAATGATTCAGCTCCCGGCGACTTACGTTTCTGCTGTTTCTTCCGTCTCAATCGGAGGAACAGAGGCGGAACACTTCGCGCTCGAAACGAACGGAATTCTGCGTGTGTATGATTATCTTTACTGCATAATGCCGTACACCGAAATCATCGTCACATACACGGCCGGTCTTCCGGTCGGCATGATGTCGGCGATCAGGGAACTGGCAGCGCATCGGGTTACTCATGCACTTGCTGCATCTTACGGCATTACATCGGAATCATCCGGCGGGGTTTCTGTCACCTACAATGCCAACTGGGTTAATTCCGCCAGATCAACGGCACTGCCGGATGACAACAAAGAAGTGCTGGCGCCTTATAAGGTGAGGGGGTGCTTCTGATGTTTAATTGGTGGAATCAAACGGTGACACGTCTCCGTGCTATTACCAGAGATGAGCGAGGAACGCCTGTTCCGGATTGGTCTTATCCGGACAAAAAGGAAATCAAAGGCTGTTCCGTGCAGCCGGCGGCGACCTCGCTGTCACAGGACGGAAGGATCCTCGGGATCATGGACGGCATGACTTGCTATATGCCGGTCAACGCCGATGTGAAAGCCGGAGATCGGATCGAGTTTGAGGGCGAGGTGTATGTCATCAACGGCGACGTCAGAACATGGCCTTCACCGACGGGCGCTGTTGCACATAAACAGGCCAACTTAGAAAGGTGGTCGGGCTGATGGGTAAGAAGATCGAACTGGAATTTATCTCCGCCGGATTCAAAGAGATCCTTTGCAGCTCCGGTGTGCAGAACGCTGTTGAGTCAGCGGCTGCCGAAATTCAAGCCAGAGCGAACGCCGGACTGTCTGAAGAATCCGAAGGCTTTTCTACCCGAACTTGGATGGGTAATTACGGCGGCGGACGTTGGGTCGGATCTGTAACCACGACCGACTGGGAATCGAGAGCAGCAGAGGCAGAAAATAAAGTTTTATCGGGAGCGGTGTGATATGGAAATTATCAGAACAATTGATATTGAAGACGCGGTGAGAATCGTGCTCAAAGATCATCTGACCTGTTACTGTCGACCTCTTCCGGCAAAACTAAAAACGCCGTCGATTCTGGTGCAGCAGGTCGGAGGCGATGAGGCTAATGATTGGAGCGGATCGGAAGTAATGAACACGTTTGACGTCTCGCTCGATGCCAGAGCTGACACAGAGCTGGCAGCATGGACAACGCTCAGAAACGCCATCGGCATTTTAAGGAAAGTAGCGCAGACACAGTTAACCTGTCTGAGCTATGTAGAAGTAAATACACAGGGCTCATGGGGATCTGATCCCGTGAGGCCCGATTTAAAATTGTGCTCTGCCAGACTGCGGATCACAGCAAGGCCGGAAACGGTCACGATATAAAAGGAGGAATAACTCATGACTAATGATGTTAATCTGGGAATTGGCCGCGCAAGCGGTATGTTTTACACTGCTCCGGCCGGAACAGCTCTGCCGGAATATCCGACTGCCACACTGGGGCAGGACTGGGTGGAAGCTGGCGCGATCTCTCAGGATGGTATTACATTTGCAACGAATCAGGAGTTTGAGCCGCTCAAGAACTGGGCCCAGGAAATCGAAAGACTTCTGCCTTCCGAGAATCCGGGAACCGTTCAGGCTCCGATCATCGACACAACTGCCGCGTCTCTGGCAGTACTTTTTGAGGCCGAAAACATCGTATCAACTGCCGCGACCACAGAACATGGAGCGCTGACAAAGGTCACGATCAGACCAACGAACGTGAACAATGCAAGAGCATTTCTGTTCATTGGCAAGGACGGCGACGATACCTTTATGCTGGGAACCACAAACGGTTTTATTTCCAATAAAGACGACATCACTTTTGCACCGACGGAGGCGATCACTTGGAACGCGACCATCTCCGCTACAGAGTGGACGTTTGTAAAGGATAACGGGCAGACGACATAAGGAGGCTTTATGGGTTACGTTGTCAAAAAGAAAAAATCATACACGGTCGAAGGCTCTGACGGAACGATGTACATGATTCCACCCAGAGAAAAGCTGTCTGTGGATGATATTTCCTTAATTGCTAAATATGACAAAGAGAATGACCTCGGAAAAAAGGTCGGCCTCTGCAAGAAATTCATCCTGTCCCATTGTCCGGGATTAGAGAACGATCCGGAGATCGGCGACAACGAATTTTCATTGATCTTTGCCGACTATCTGGCAGAAGTTTCCGCCGGAGACAATAAGACGGGGGAATAATTGGCCTCGCGGAGTTTGTCGAAGAGCATCGCGGGGCTCTCGAAAGCGACCTGTTAAGAGAGACAGGTTTTGAATTGAGCGACATCGGGCGGCGTCTCTCATGGGACGCCCTCGATTCTTTCGTTAAGAATTTAAGACCGGATTCCGCCACGGCCCGGGAAATGAATCCAGAGCTTGCCGTTTGGGCGACACAGGCAAAGACAAACGCGATCCTCGCGGACATCTTTGATCTTTTGAGCGGAATCAATGCGAATCTGGTCGCAATGGCAACAGGAAAACGGGCAAAAAGAACGAAACAGTATCCTCGGCCCGGCAAAAAAGATAAAAACGTGCAGCAGATCGGCGGTCGAGAAAACGCGATGCCGGTCGCAAAAATGCGCGAGTGGTTAGAAGAAAAACGGAGAAACGATCCGAGAAATAAGGTGGTGAAGTAATGGCCGGAATGATTGAAGTTGCAAAAGCGACAGTTACCATCATCCCGAATATGGAAGGATCTCAGAAAGAGATCACGAAACAGCTGACAGGTTCTGACGCTTCCAGCGCCGGAACTGCCTCTGGTAAAGTCATCGGGAAATCCATGACCACATCCATCGGATCATCTCTGAGCGGAGCCGGGAAAACGCTAACGAAGAGTGTGACAGCGCCGCTGATGGCGATCGGAACGGCTGCCGGTGTGGCATGGAACGAAGTCGACACAGGACTTGATACCATTGCCACAAAGACAGGGGCGACTGGCGACGCACTGGATGACATGGGCGGTATCATGAAGGGCATCACAAAAACGATCCCAGTCGGATTCGAAGAGGCTGGCGAAGCAGTCGGCGAGGTCAACACCAGATTCGGCGTCATGGACGAGGATCTGGAAGATCTCTCGACGCAGTTTCTGAAATTTTCCAAACTGAACAATCAGGAGGTATCGAAATCCGTCGACAATGTTTCAAAGGTTATGTCCGCCTTTGGCGTTGAAACGAAGGATGCCGGAAAGGTTCTGGATGCGCTGAACACAGTCGGACAGAGAACCGGCGTTGATGTCGGAACATTGACAACACAGCTTTACCAGAACGCGGCTCAATTCAGCGAGATGGGACTGAGCGCTGACGCAGCTGCCGGATTCCTCGGCGCGGTTGATATGGCCGGTCTTGATAGTACCACAATGATGATGGGCCTCAAGACAGCTATGAAAAACGCAACGGCTGAGAATATGACGATGGACACCGCGCTGAAAAACTTCCAGACAACGATGGAAGGAAACGGCACTGAGTCTGATAAACTGGCCGCAGCTTATGAGCTCTTTGGAACCAGAGCCGGAGCTGCAATCTATAACGCAGTCGCGAACGGCACTCTTGACCTTAATAATTTTACCGGATCTTTGGAAGGCTTTGAGGGGTCTGTCAACAGCACTTTTGAATCCGTACAAGATCCGGCGGATAAATTCAAGACAGTCATCAATGAGCTGTCAATTTTAGGCTATGAGATCGCTGAGGCAGTAATGCCAATTATTTCGGACGTCGTGCAGACGGTGACACCGATTATTCAAGGCTTGGTCGACGCCTGGAACGGATTAGATCCGGGAATGCAGCAGTTCATCGTCAAAGCGGCTCTGGTGGCGGTTGTCGCCGGGCCGATCATTTCTGTTTTGGGCGGAATCTTTACCTCTGTCGGAAAAGTGATCGGGCCGATCACAAGTCTGGCCGGAGGAATCGGAAACCTTGCCGGGAAAGCCGGAGGGGCAATCGGATCACTAAGCGGATGCTCTACTTCGCTTTCGAGCATGGCCGGACAGGCTCTACTTCTGGTGGCACTCGGTGCGGCAGTTCTGCTTGTCGCCGGTGCGATGAGCGTCCTTGTTAATGCTGCTGTGACTTTGGCAAGCGCTGGCCCGGCTGCATCGGCAGCACTTCTGGAATTGGCAGCAGTCGGAACGGGCATGGCAGCAGCTCTGGCGCTGATCGGATCCGTTGCAACGGTATCAGCAGCCGGTCTTCTGGCACTTGGTGCAGCAGTCGGTCTTGTTTCGCTCGGCATTTCTGCCATCGTTGCGGCGATCTCACTTGTCATTGATTCACTGACTAATTTTGCTACACAGCTTCCGACAATAGCCGCTTACGGATCAGAGGCGGCGGCATCAATTGGCTTGATATCTACTCAGCTGATCGCTCTTGCCGGATCCAGCGCACTCGCAGCCGGAGCAGTGATCGCTCTGGGAGCCGGTGCAGCCGGGGCGTTCCTGTCGTTTGCCGGAGCGGCGGCGACAGTCGGGCTTGCGGACATGGCGATCGGTGCGTTGATGTTGTCTTGTACGTTGGCGTCAGCCGGAATCCTTCTGCTTGGGGCATCGCTCAACGGAATCAATGATACATTAACTAATATTTGTACATCCGCCGAAGAGGCCGGGACATCTTTACAAAGTCTGGTTGATTTTGCGGATGCTGTCGGTTCTGCCATCGATGGTCTTTTTGAATCCATCGGCGACTTTATTGGTGATTTTCTGGATTCCATTTTGAATAAAGTGCCGGACGCGAAGAAAGCCGGTGAGGATCTTGGCAAGGCTGTTGTTGACGGAGCAAAAACAGGAGTGCAGAACCTCGACTCCGATATGAAGGCGGAGGCACAAGATGCCAACAACGCAGTCAAAAACGAAAAAAGCAATTTCCAGAGTTCCGGAAAGAGTATCGGCGAGGCTGTTGTTAATGGCGCAAAGACTGGAATCGCTAATCTGGAAAGCACGATTCAAACTCCGCTGACAAATGCGTCCAACGCGCTGACCAACACCATGAACAGCATGAAAAACTCAGCGACTGGAATCATGAGTGGACTGACTTCCTCTGTTGGCAGTTCGCTTTCGTCTTTACAAGCACAGTTTGCGAGCACAGTATTCCGGTTTAACTCTTACATCGCTTTGCCGCACTTCTATATGTACGGCAACTTCGACGCACGGAGCAGATCCGTTCCGTCAGTCGGCGTGAGCTGGTATGCACAGGCTGCCACACAGGGCGCCTTGTTTACAGATCCGACGCTGATCGGCGTTGGTGATGCGGATCAGGGAGAGTTACTGATCGGCGAGAAAACTCTGTTCAATATGATTATGGATGCTGTCCGGGAATCGACCGGAAGTAACATCGTCATAAATGTTTATGGAGCAGAGGGCCAGAACGTGAACGAACTGGCTCGGATAGTAATGAAAAAAATGCAGCAAGCAGTTGATAAGAAGGAGGCGGTGTTCGCATGAGTGAAAAAAAGATTTATTTCAACAACGCTTCCTCTGCCGACTATGGGATCGGCGTAGAAAAACATCCCAACAGTACACGGCCAGAGCGGAAAATTGATGTTTACTCCGTTCCTGGCCGAAATGGGGATATCATCATGTCCCAGAACGCTTGGGAGAACGTGACGCAGAGTTATGACATCTTCCTGACACACGGTGACGCGTTCCGGGATCTGACCTTTCAGCAGTCGGCAAACTATCTGGCCGACTGGCTTTTCGGTCCTTCCGGTTACTGCAAATTATCAGATGATTGGGAGCCGGACGTTTTCCGGATGGCTTACGTCAAAGGCCCGGTCGATCTGGAAAATCTTTTTTCTGTTTCCGGCAGAACAACAGTTGAGTTTATTTGTAAACCTCAGCGATACCTGAACGCCGGACAGACCGAAATTGCTATCGACACCGCAACGGTGAACACCGTTGAAAACACGACGATCTATCCGGCATCACCGATCATCACGGTTCCGGTGCAGACCGGCGTCACATTTCCGCTGACAATGACCATCGGCGCTTACGTGCTGACGATCACAGCAGCCGGAGCGGCGACAATTATTGATTGCGAGGAACAGGATTGCCGAGGGGCTGCCGGGTCAAACAGAAATCCTTACGTTCAATTAACATCCGGAGAGTTTCCGAAACTCGCGCCCGGAATGAATACCGTGACTTTAATCGACGCGGTCAACACGCCGCTGTCGTTTTCTATAGTTCCTAATTATTGGAGGCTTTAAATGAATCCGATTCTTTTTGAATCTTCCGAACTGGAATTTAATACTCTCGGCCTCGGCACTTTGTCCGATGCTATTTCCTGTGAAGTCGAAGAGGAGCGGAATGGAGCTTATGAGCTCACGATGGAATATCCGATCACTGGAAAACATTATTCCGAAATAGATCTCCGTCGGATCATTCTCGCAAAGCCTAACTTCACGGATGATCCGCAGCCCTTCAGAATTTACCGGATAGAGAAGGTTCTGGAGGGCGTGGCGACGGTATACGCTCAGCATGTCAGCTATGATCTTGCTGATTTTGCAGTGAGCGTCCATTCTTCTACAGGCATCACACAGACCCTCGCTAGCTTGACAGATCACCTAATCGCGGCATCTGCCGATCGGCGAGTTCCGATGATTTCATTTGATTCCAATCTGACAAACCAGACAAGTGTTTTTTCTGTTTCGGAACCGTCTTCATTGCGGTCTTGGCTCGGAGGCCGGGAGGGATCATTGATTGATGTCTTCGGTGGTGAGTGGAAGTTTGACAAATGGAGCTGCTATTTATCATCTGCCAGAGGTGCAGACCGCGGCGTAAAAATTCTTTACGGCAAGAACCTGATGCAGCTGGACACCGAGGTCAAAACAACTAACGTATATACAAGAATGTACGGATTCTGGAAGAATGACGAGGGCGAACTGGTGACTTCCAACATGAGAGTCATCACAAGTTCTCTCGGATACATCCGCACTCTTGTATATGATTTTTCACAGCAGTTTGAAAGTAAGCCGACAAGGGCACAGCTTAACACGGCTTGCGACAATTACATCGCAAAGAATAACCTTACTTCCCCGGCAGAAAACATCACTCTTGACTTTGTCCAGATGGACAAACTGAAGGAACGGGTGGATCTCTGCGACACAGTGACGGTTATTTATGACGCTCTGGGAGTGAGCGCAACGAAAAAGTGTATCCGAACAAAATGGGACGTGCTAAAAGGCCGCTATTCTGAATGCGAATTCGGCGAGGAGTCTGGAAACATTGCTTCAACGATTGCGTCTGATCGTGGGTCTGTGAAAAAGCTCCAGCAGACAACGACCGACTTTGAAAAAGCCCTGACTACGCTGTCCGGTGAGATCGCTGAAGCACAAGGTTTTTACACATCCAGCGAGACGGATTCCGCCGGGGCAGTAACTCTTTATCTGCACAATTCCCCGAACCTGGCCGATTCAACAGTAATCGCAAAAATCACAGCAGAAACAGCATCATGGTCGACGGATGGCGGAACGACATGGAACGCTGTCGTTGATGCACAGGGCCGGGCGCTGTTTCAGCATTTGTACACGGTCGGCATTGATGCAACATACATTAGAACCGGCCTCTTGCAAGGAACGACCGGAGGAAATTATTGGAATTTAAACACCGGAAAGATATATATAACGGACGGGGAAATTCATATCAGTACATCAGCCGCAGAGATTGATTCCATTTCTTTAGCCTACACACTTTATCGAGCGAATCTGACATCAATCGGACTTTTTGGAAATTACAACAGCCATCAAAGGGCTTTTGTTGGAGTCACACAGGTAATCACTGGAAATCCAGGCAGGCTTTATCTTGCCAATAAAAACAACGTGGTAACTGTTGATGTTCTCGCCAACGAATCCAGCGGCGACTGCGGATATCTTGGACTTTTTGATAACAACAGCGTGAGGCGTGTTCATTTAAACGCAAGCAACAACGGAACAATTGCCTGCGACGGCAAAGCAACCTTTGGCGCGCTTAACAACTTAACACAGGGAAAAGTTTTTACGGTGCTAGACGGACAATCTATTGCCGGTGACGATATGGTTAACGGATATGCGGCCTATACACCGACTGACGGATACACGCCAATCGCGGTCGTCGGCTATTATATGTCGACAACAGACGGAATTGCCTACTCCAAATATATGAATTTGGGCGGACTTTATCTGGATAAGACATCATCCGGTTATCGGGTCTATTATCACGTTTCCAACACAGGAACCAATACCAGAAGTGTGAAACTGACAGCTATTGTTCTGGAGCTGAAAACAACAGCATAAACAGGAGGAAATAAAAAAATGCGCCGAGGAATGACAAACTACTTGCAGATCCGGGTTAACGATATGGATCTGACGACCTGTTCAAACCTTGTTCTGATGGTCGAGCAGAGCGGAACCACATATACGTTTACCGGGACTGCCGATCAGACCGATCATGAGCTAATGAATATTACGATTCCCAAAAACACAGCGCTGAAATTCAGCGGAATGCCAGCAAAAGTTCAGGTAGCGCTGACCGATGCGGACGGAATTCCGAGGTCACACAATCCGATTTCTGTGTGTATCGGTGATTTGCTGGAGGTGAACGGCTATGGCTCTTAACATCACTTTGGAAGACAATCAAACCATCGAAGTCGATCTGGACGGCGCAACGGGCGATCTTCTCGACATTAAGGCCGCCGGAGTGGTGGAGCAGATGATCGCAGACGGCCTCGCCACAAAAGCAGACGGCGCCGGGCTGTCGTTTTCGGTGGTTGACGGCGTTTTACAAGTCGATTATTAACGGAGGTTATAAATGGACATAAAAATGGGCGTGTTAAACCCGTTCCCGGTCTATATAGGGCATGAAGGCGAGAACGGCGTTGAATCGGTCACCTTTGATTTTTCGCCGTGGGTTGATGCTTACGGCGAAGGAGTGCTGAATCTGCTGATCCGAAGGCCGACAGAAGCAGATCCGTACCCGGTGGTTCTGACGGTTGAAGACCAGACGGCAACATGGACGATCAGCGACACCGACACCGAGCTTTTGGGGCAGGGCGAAGCACAGTTAATTTATATAGTTGACGACAAAATCAAAAAGAGCGACATTTTTGAACTCAATGTCTGCCGGTCTTTATCCGCTTCTGGCGACGCTCCCGATCCGTATGAATCTTGGATTGATACTCTGGTGCAGCTGGGTGCTGTTGTAGAACAGAACGCACAGGCAGCAGCACAGTCGGCAGCTGATGCTTCTGGTTCTGCGTCATCGGCGTCTGAATCAGCAGACGCATCGGCAGAATCGGCAAGGCTTGCCGGATTGGCTCAGACGGCAGCGGAAACATCTGAAGCAAATGCAGAAGAATCTGCACAGATTGCCGACAGACTGGCAACCGAAGCAGAACTGTCTGCAACAGATGCAGTTAATGCGGCGCAGTCGGCGACAGAATCAGCACAGGCTGCATCCAGATCGGCACAATCGGCATCTGATTCGGCTTCCGGTGCAAGCCGATCAGCACAGGACGCATCTGACAGCGCAACAGCAGCAGAACAGAGCGCAGATGATGCAGCTGCATCGGCAGAAGAAGCAGAGCAGACCTTAATCAATAAGGCCGATGGCAAAGGCATCCTGTTTACGATGATTGACGGCGTTTTAAATGCAGTCACCTCGCCGGATGTGTGGATTCAAGAGGTTTATGATTTTGTCCATGTTTGTACATCTGACGAATTCGACGCAACGACCAGAATTCCTACAGTAGTGGAACCGTTTAAAAACTCTATTTACCTTGTTCCGATCGAGGGCGGAAGTGCGAATCATCTGTATAACGCATGGTTCTATGTTAATGATACTTGGCAGATGATCGGCGGAACTGGCGGTTCTGGCGGCATCTCAGACGTTCAGATCAACGGAACTTCCATCGTGACGGATGGGGTGGCAAATGTGCCGATTGCAGGAAGTTCAACTGCTGGTGCTGTCCTTGTTTCTGGCTACGGCTTGCAGATGCAGTCTACTGGATTTATATCTACTAAAACGTCAACAGGATCGGAAATCAAAAATGG